GGCCACTGTTAACTCATTAAAGAAAGGAGTAGTTATGTTCCGTCACAAAGACGAACCACAGCCTACGAACCCACCAGGTTGCGAAGAACTGGGTCAAGAGGTATCACTCATTTTATGGGTGAACGCTCAACTTTCGCTCCTCGACCGTGTCCGACCTAGTAATAGGAAAGATACGCTCGCAAAGTCCCTGAATGAGACTTTGACAGGATCTCCAGCCTATATGGATGTCATGCGTAAGGCCTCTGACTTGTCCAAAGAGCTTGAATCCCTCAAAAGGGCTCATCAAACTGAAATCAATTCCCTCCATGAGGAGAAAATTGGTTTGGAGCAAAGTCTTAGCCGCTATCACGAAAGTGATTCGCCTGAGTCCAACGGTCCTTCACGATTGAAGTGGTTAGTAGGCGGTGTATTAGTTGGAGTGATTGGTTCATTTCTACTACTTTTAATTTTGAATAAACAGTGAACCCCGTGGGGCCTACCTAAGACTAAAGGACGATACGTCGTCGTCCCCATGTAATCAGTATCCTTTTACAAGGAGCATGATATGTTGCTAATGCAACAACATGAGGATGGACTAACGCGTCGACTTTCTGCAATAGGCATTCCCAAGTACACTATTAAGCCCTTTATAGACTTAATGGTGAAATGGGAGAGATGTTCAGGGGTTGAATGGACTATTAAGAGACTGAAAAGTCTCAAAGTGGCCCTTATTCAACGTCGAGCAGGCTTGAATAATCATGACATTTGGATTCGTAAGAATCGAAATGGTGATTACTCAGGGACCGTCGGTTCGCTCTTTCGTTGGGCTAATGTCAACGAGGATCACTTCAGTAGGACCGTACAAGCCTTTATGGCTTATACTTACTACATCCTTCCGAGCCTATCTGAGGCCCAGAAAGAGAAGTTCCTTGGTGCAATTAATCCACCAAAAGGCGATGGTCTAGATGATGACTTCCATAAGTCATTTTCTCGAACTGTTCGCTTGAACATCCGTAAGAGGATTGTGGTACAGAAACCACAACCTCTTGTGATTTATCGGGGTTCGCCCGATAAGAAAGCTCCGAGCCATTTTGGTAGAAAGAGTGTCCCTCAAAGTGAAGGAATTCTGAATGAACTTCAGATTTTCAACACTACGAGTGGCATCCGATTATACCAAGACTTTCATCGGCTTTATCAACCGTTGTTAGTCGGTATCGGCCAACGCAAGGTTTACCTCGATTACTTAGTAAGTAATGGAAGTAGAAGTAGTGATTATGTCGCCAATGGTGGCGAGATTCACTTTCTTCAAGAACCTGGCGGTAAGCTGAGATCAATAGCTTCGCCTTTCCGCATTCACCAGGAAGCTCTTCGCCCTTTGGGCGATGAGTTATACCGGTTAGTGCAATCACTCCCTTGGGACTGTACCTTCGATCAAACGAAGGCAATCCCGCACATCCAATCTCACCTTGCAAAAGGTGGTCAGGTTCACTCTATTGATTTGTCAAATGCGACAGATCACTTCCCTTTATCCATTCAAGAAACAGCACTTCGTGCCGTTTTACGAAAAGATAGTTGGGACCACATTGATCTCTTTGTTAAGATCTCTCGTGGTGAATGGCGTTCCGAATTAGGAACGCTAAAGTGGACGAAAGGTCAACCCTTGGGTTTATACCCTAGTTTTGCTTCTTTCACTCTGACTCATGGACTCCTCCTACTACATTTGGCTGGTAGTTTTAACAACCAGTTCTTTGTTGTAGGTGATGATGTAGTTATTCTGGACGTTGAACTCCGGAATAGATACATTTCCATGTTGGATAGGATGGCTTGTCCTTGGTCAGTAGATAAATCAATCGATTCATCCAAACTCTCTGAGTTTGCTGGAAAGATTATCACTTCTGAGAGGGTAATCCCTCAGTTGAAGTGGAGGAATATGTCTAATGACAATTTCCTAGATATCTGCCGACTTTTGGGCAAAAGAGCCTACTGTCTCCTTAACAAGAGGCAGAAGAGAGTGTATGACCATGTGGCTCACCTTTGTGATCCAATTGGTCTTAATCAATCGCTCCCAGGTGATAATCTGGTTACGATGATTAAACGTACACTGGACTTCTATTCTCCGGAAAAGGTTATCTTAGGTTCCCTAATGGGCCTAAGAAGTAGAATACACAAAGTTATGTATTCTACGGATGAGGATCTCAACTCTGATGAGTTGAGAGAAATCTCATCTACCTTCGACGAGAAGGTAAAGTCTGTAGTTCTGCAGACAATCTTTTCCAATTGGGAGGTTCTCCTTTCAGTTGGATTGGAAAGTATCTCAGAAATACCCCAGGCTCTCGGATTAGTGCCGAGATTACCCTATAGAGAGATGCAACCTTCACGGGTTACAACTCTAGACAGGTATGAGCGGCTGCTTACGCAGAATGCTCGCGCATAACCCAAC